ATACTTACATTAAAGATGGAGTTATAAAATCAAATTTATTTAAAGAAATAGAAAAAGTATTTCATCATTTTATAAATGAAACTAAACAAAAATATAAAAAACTCCATAGAATAAAAGCAAATTATCAACCTATGTATCTATACGATAAAAATAAAATGTATAATACTCCTCATACTGATTATGCTCTTCCTCATAGAACTATGCTATATTACATAAATGATTCAGATGGATGTACGTTCTTTTTTGAAAACAATAAAATTATAAAAAAAGTTGAACCTAAAAAAGGAAGATTAGTTTTATTTGATGGTTTAATTAAGCATGCAGGGTGTCACCCTAAGAAAAATAAAAATAGAATTGTTTTAAATATAAATTATGAATAAATTTCAAATTGTAGATAATTTTTTAGAAGTAGATCAATATAAATACTTACACGATTTAATGACAAATGATGCTTTTCCTTGGTTTTACCAACCTGAAATTAATCATCACCACACTGATAAAAAAGATTTAACCTGTTACTTTACTCATACTTTTTATAATGGCTATCAACCTAATAGTAATTTTTATGATGATATAAAAGTTTTTGTTAATAAATTAGAAATGAAAGCTATCATTAGAATAAAAGGAAATTGTTATCCAAAAACACATAAAATTCAAGAACACGAAGACCATATAGATTATCCATACGAACATAGAGCAGCTATTTATTATATAAATGATTGTAATGGTTTTACTATTTTGGAAGATGGTACAAAAATAGAATCAAAAGCAAATAGACTTTTGTTATTTGAAGGTCATAAAGTACATAGAAGTACAAGCACAACTAATGCAAAAGCAAGATTTAATATTAATTTTAATTTTTTTGTTTAATGGAAGTACCATACTCATTTAAATACTGGGGCCCTTTTTTATTTTCTACAAACGTTAGTGAAGATATTATTAAAAGCGTAAAAAAATTATTAAATAAAAAAATATTTCATAATGAACATTTAGCAGGTCATATTAAAGAAGAATTTAGAATAGATGAAAAATCATTTTCTTTAATAATGAAAGATTACTTTAATGCGTTTTTTGAAGAATCAAAAATATTTTACGGAAGAGAAATATGTAAACAATATACATGTGAATCAGCATGGGTAAACTATATGAAACCTGGAGAATTTAATCCTCCACACACTCATGATGGAGATTTTTCTTGTGTTCTTTATATAGACATACCTAAAAAATTAATTGAAGAGAATAAAAAATTTAGAGGAAGATCAGCTGGCCCTGGTGCAATTAGATTTGATTATGGAGAAGAAGGAAAATTTATAACTTCTACTTATTCTGTATTTCCAAAACAAAATGATTTTTATATGTTCCCTGCAACTTTAAAACATTGCGTTTTTCCTTACACTTCAAAATGTTCTAGAATATCAGTATCTGCAAATATAAAATGTTTATAGTTTATGAAAAACTTTATAAACTATTTAATAGATATTAATTATCCCACAGAAGAACAAAGAAAAAATGAAATATGGGATGTAGAAGGAAGATTAAAAAATGGTAATCAATTTTTTAAATTCGATATAAGACCTTTAAAACCTTCTAAAGATAGATTAGAAAAAGTAGGTTACTTTAAATCTAAGTCAGACAAAATAGTATTTGAAGCTGAAAATCAGTGGATTTTGTTTGATACAGAAGAATTACATGAATATATTAAATCAAAAAATAAACGAGATTTTAATATACAAGAGTTATTAGATAGTTTATCCTGGAATTTAATACTATCAAAAAAATAAAAAGCTTATATAATGCACTAACTATGCTGCAAAAACTAAACTTTAAGCCCGGTTTTAACAAAATGATTACCGATTCAGGAGGTGAGTCTCAATGGGTCGATGGTGATTTTGTTAGATTTAGATATGGACTACCTGAAAAAATAGGGGGTTGGAATCAATTAACTACAAATTATAAAACTTTACCAGGTGTAGCTAGAGCACAGCATGCATGGAGATCTTTAGCAGGTGAAAAGTACACTGCAATTGGTACATCACAAGGTTTGTTTTTATATTACGGTGAAGAATTTTATGACATCACACCTTTAGATACAGCAATTACTGGAGCTGATTTTGATGCAACAACCGGTTCACCAACAGTTACTGTAAACAAAACTTCTCATGGTTTACTAGATGGAAGATATGTAACATTTTCTAGTGTTACGGTTCCAACTGGATCAGGATATGCTACATCTGATTTTGAAGATAATACTTTTGAAGTCTTAAATGCAACTGCAAATACTTTTGAAATTACCATGCCATCTAATTCAGCTGCTACAACTTCTGGAACAGGAGCTGCACAAATTGATCCATATGTAGTGGTTGGTCCAACATTTCAAACTGCAGGTTATGGATGGAGTACTGATACTTGGAGTACATCAACATGGGGAACAGAGCGTACAACTAGTGACGTGATTCTGGATCCAGGCATCTGGAGTTTAGATAACTTTGGTCAAATATTAGTTGCAACAATTCACAATGGTAAAACATTTACTTGGGATGCAGGAGCATCAGGTGCAAGAGCAATTAGAGCAACGGTTATGACTGGTGCACCCACTGCATCAAGATTGACACAAGTATCGGATAGAGACAGACACGTATTTCATTTTGGAACAGAAACAACTATTGGTGATTCATCAACACAAGATCCAATGTTTATAAGATTTTCTAATCAAGAAGACTTTAACACTTATGCTCCAACAGCAACGAATACAGCAGGAACATTTAGAGTTGATAAAGGAAATGAAATTGTGGGAGCAGTATCTGGTAAAGATTATACTTTAGTATTAACAGACAGTTCTGCTTATGTAATTCAATTCGTTGGTCCACCATTTACATTTTCAGTTAAACAAGTTGGTACCAACTGTGGATTGATTGGTCAAAATGCAATGACTTATTCTAATGGTGTTGTCTTTTGGATGTCAGGTGAAGGTGGATTTTTTATGTACGATGGTACAGTAAAAGCAATACCTTGTTTAGTTGAAGATTTTGTATTTACAACTACAGGAGACAATTTAGGTATTAATTATAATGCAGGTCAAATTGTTTATTCAGAACATAATACTTTATATAATGAAGTGAATTGGTTTTATGCAAAATCAGGTTCAGAACAAATTGATAGATGTGTAACTTATAACTACGGAGAAAACTGTTGGACAACTTCATCACTTGCTAGAACCAGTTACGTAGATACAGGGGTATTTGATTTACCATATGCAACTGAATATAATAAAACAGCTTTACCTATTTTTCCAATACAAGGAATCACTGCAAAGTATGGAGCTTCAACTTATTATGCTCATGAGGTAGGAACTGATCAAGTTAATTCATCAGGTACAACTTCTATTGATGCATTTATTCAATCAGGAGACTTTGATATATCAGCAAGACGTGGTTTAACAGGTCAAACAACGGGTATGGCTGATTTTAAAGGAGATGGTGAATTTATTATGTCTATGAAACGATTTATACCTGATTTTAAAGTATTAACTGGTAATTCAAAAGTAACATTACTATTGAATAACTATCCAAGTGACACAGCATCAAGCTCACCTTTAGGCCCCTTTACAATCACAAGTTCTACTGATAAAGTAGATACACGTGCTAGAGGAAGACTTCTTGCAATCAAAATTGAAAATGATGCTGTAGGTGAAACTTGGCGTTATGGAACATTAAGAGTAGATATAAAACCAGACGGTAGAAGATAATGGCAGAAATAAATTATAACAATTTATACAATCAATTAAAACCAATGGAACAAAGGTATTATGACCAACAGTTTTCTAAAAACTATGTGCCTGGTCAAGAAAATATAATGTTATCTTCTCAGCCTGCTTATGAGCAAATGAAAGCAGCATACGAGGCTCAACAACAAATTCCTGAAACTGGTTTTTTTGATAGTATTTTTGGTTCAGCTAGTGCTGCAGAACCACCTGCAATTCCTAACTTAACATATAGAAATATAACTCCAACTTTTGATTTAGGTACTGGTATAACTAATACTAAAAGTGCAGCTCCTTTTATAAATACTGGTCAAGTATATCAAAATTTACTAAACACTGATTTAGTTAATCAACTAATTCAAGAAAATCAAATGAAAACAAATATGTTTTCAAGACCTAATATTATGGATGTATCTGGTGGAATCACTAATTTAGCACCTTTACAAAATTTAGGAATTGATACTTCTTATGGTGTTGCTAATGAACCTGATGAAGAACAAGTAGAATATTTACAAGGACAAAAACCATCAGGCATTGCAAGACTATTTGAATTTTTAGGAAACATTCCAACACCATTTAATTTAGCAAGACGTGGTTTGGAATCTTTAAGGGGATTTAATCAAAGATTACGTAATACAGATTTTGGTCAATCAAGAACTTTACAAGAATATTTTGAAAGAAAAAGACAAAGAGCACAAGCTAAAAGAGCGCAAGAAGCTATGCCGGATGTTTATGCAAGTGCTAAAGAACAAGGTTTTACAAATGATCGAGGTGGCTTTAGTACTACTAGTGCTGATAAAGCAGGAACATCTGTAGGTAGTGGTCAGTTTTCACCTAGTACAAGTAGAGGAAGATCAGGTTATTAATGGCTAGAATAACTTCATACATACCGGAACCAAAAGAAGAATATGATGTTGAAAACCAAAGACAGATTCTTCGTGCGGTTGACACTATTAAAACTGAATTAAATTTTTCATACCAAGAAGATTTACGAAAAGAACTAGAAAGATTCACTTGGTTCAATTCGAGGTTTGGTTGCTAACATGCCTTGCAACAATGTTAATGTAGAACCAACTGTAATTGGTGGTGGAGATGGCTCTACTGCTTATGATGCATTTGGACGATTAAGAGTATCTAATCCACTTACTATATTTGATTCTTCAAATGTAATGTCTAAAAGAGTAGATCAGTTTGATGAGTCTATTTCTGGATCAGCTACTGTTACATATACAGCTAATAAATCCACAGTAAATTTAAATTGTACAGAAGCATCT